GCAGCAGCGATCGTGGCAGCAGCGCCACCCACCGCAGCGATGGTCTCGGCATCCGCGATGCCCTTGCCCACCAGATAGCCACCAATAGCGGCGACGACAGCACGGACAATGCCCGCAACTTGTTCAGCAGTCATGATTCACCTCGCTCTGTAATACGATCAGTTGACGGATAACCGGACAGATTTCGCTCTAGGATGCTGGAAATGCGGGAACTCTCGGAACCGCTTCCACCGGCCAGCCCACTCAAGGCCAACCTCCTCGCCGAGTTTGCCGACCTTCTGCCAGACAGGGGCAGACGCAGACCAGACCGGCTTACCGCTCACCAGCGGCACGATGTCTACGGCCAGACTTGCAGGCTTGCCGTTGAAGCGGAAATTGTGCATCGACTGGCCGGGCTTCGCATTCGTCACCTTGAGACCGGGCTTCGTGCGCCCCTGCGCGTACAGTCGCGCCTGCTCCTCGTCACTCCGGTAGGTGCAGGTCACAAGGATGTCGATGTCGTCATGCTTGCACGCCGAGAGAAACGCATTTACGAGCGGACGCATCAGCGGGTGCAGGTCCTCAAGTCGGCGACTGGTCATGTCAGCCGATCCCGACAGCCCGCAGCAACGCCATGCCACCGACCGTGATAGCCGCCACGATGGCGCGGTCGACCCACTTGGCCGAGTGCGAACTCTCCCACCCGGAACGTTCCAGCTTCTCAACCCGGCGCTCGATGCGCTCAATTGCCGTAAAAGCACGTTCCATCGCTTCTGCCGTCTGCAACTGGTTCTGCTCCACAAGCGCAAGTTTCGTGATGGCATCGGACAGCTTGCCGAGCGCCGTCTTGATCTCGCCCACGTCTTCGTGCAACAGGTTAAGTCTGACCGCAAGGATGTCGGAATCGTTCGCCATCGATTAAATCCCGAGCACTTCACGCCGAGGCGCAGAGGCCGCAATCTGCTCAGCCTTGGCAAACCGCTCCGCAGCCTGACCAGCAAGCGGAGCCGCCGCGAGAAGCTGCTGCATCTGGGCCTGCTGCTGATCGGCCATGTCCATCGCCTCGAGCTCCTCGTCCGTCCGCAGCGCCTTGGCCGGGACATTGTTCGCCTCGGCGATGACCTTGAGTGCCTGGTCAGCGTTGATGCGCCGCAGCACCTTTATGTCGCCAGATGCCTGCGCGACCGGCAGGATGGCCTCGATGGTGCGCAGGATGCCTGCAGCCTCTTCGGCACGCATCAGCCGAGCGAGCGGGCCGGTGTACTTCGGCAGAATCTCGCCACCCGCCATCACATAGTCCATGAGCTGCGGGGGCGGCACGGGCAACGCGCCCGACGCCGAGAGCAGGTCCAGCTCGCGCTCGATGATGGGGCCGATGAACTCAGACTGCTGCCGACCCATCGTTGGCCCGAGCAGCGCACCCTTCTCCTGCGCTCGCTGCATGACCTCGGTCGCCGTCATCACGCGGGGACTCTCGACCAGAATCTGGAACAGCGTGACGAGGAACGAATCGTTCACCGCCCTGCGCTTCTGGTCAGCCATCTCCATCCCGATCGGCAGGTTCCCGCCAGTCATCAGGGGTTGAACCAACGGCGTACCATCTTCTCGGAGGTAGCCGTAGTTCAGTGCATTGGGGCGCACCGAGAAGGCATTCAAGGCCCCCTCCTCGGACAGGATGAGCGGCGGGTCGACCATGCGGTGCGCCATCCGAAGCATGGTCTTTTCCATCTCCTGCAGGGACTTGATGTCGGCCAGAGCCTCCATCGCAGGTGACCGCCCATAAATCTCACGCGGGCCGGTGACATACCGACCCACCGCATACGGCATCGAGCGATAGCCCGACTCTGCCAGCAGCGCATCACCCTGACGGGCAACATAGCGCGACATGAACTGCATCCCATCCGCACCGGCCTTGCCCGACCTGTACCCGTCGTTCGGCTTGACGCAGTGGATGAACTCGAACATGTCGTTCGCTTTCGCATCTCCCGCAGCCTTGATGCCTCGCGGGAGCTTGTCAGCCCAGCCCGGCACCTGCATCGCCTGCCGCGCCGTCAACTGGAAGCAGCGATACACCGTGTCCACCCGACCCGTATGGTCGAGGTCGATGACAATCTCGGAGAGCGGGATGGCGCGGTACCGCAAGGTCACGCCTGGGATCTCGTCGATGAACAGCGTCGAGGTGCCGAACGCACCGAGGCTCATGTAGCACTCGAACACCTGCGAGGCGAAGTTGGCGGTCGGCGCATACCGCTGCCGGAACAGGACATCGCGCAGGGAGTCGCACCACCGCTGCACCGCCACGTTCTCATCGAGCTCGGGGATGCCGGTATGCAATCCGTGCCACATCTGCGTTGCTGGTGTCAGCATCGAGTCCATCGCGGCAGAGAATCGGGGCAAGGCTCGCTGCGCCGTCGAGTCGAATATCTTCTCCGACCGCTTCTCGCCAGGTGTGCGCTGGCCGGTCATCTCGGCCATCGACGGCCAGACCCGCTCGGCAACCTCCTGCCAGTGCTGCTCCCACGTTCCACGAGCGCCCTTCAGCCGGTCGTAGCCTTGCAGCACATCCATTGCGCGTGAGTCAGCCATTGGTTATTCCCACAGCAAGAAGTAGCCGTTCTCGAGCGTCAGGTTGTCACCGTTCTCGGCCACGAGATTACCAACCGGCTGATCGTCGCCGGTACCATCACGCCGCAGCGTCCGGTCGGCGGTACGCTCCTGACTTCGCGGCCATGTGCGCATCAGAAGTTCGGGCTCGGGATGCGCAACGCCATGGCATAGACAGCGGTCGCGGTCGCAATGTTGCAGCGAATCTCACCCGCACCGAGCTCGAAGATGCCACCGCCAGCAGCCGTCAGGGTCGTGTCCGCACCGACATCCTGCGCGGTGCCGTTCGGCCCCTTGCACTCCAGCTTGACCGTGCCGCCGCCAAAGGTTGCCTCAACCCGGAACTCACCACGGCCACCCGGCCATGCGAACCACGCGCCAGTCGCGCTGGCGTTCGATACGAGAACAATGCCTGTAGCCATGATTTTCTCCGATTAGGCCGCTACGGCCTTAATGACTGCGAACGTGATGACAGGCGAATCGGTACCGGCTGATGGAACCGTGCCGTTGTCGATGTTGCCGACCGAGATGGTGCATTGGCCGGCACCGACCGCAACCACCTGGACGTTGTAGTACTTGGCCGTCCCAGCCGTCAGGCCGGACTTGATGCTCGTCACCACCACGTCACCGGCCTCGATGGCGCTGTTCGTCAGCACGAACTGGTCAGCCTCGTGACCTGCGATCGACGCCGCAAAGAGCGTGATCTGACCGCAGATGGCATTCAGCGTCACCCCGGTCGTGCGTGAGGTACCCTGAGTCTGCACAGCACCCGCGCCGGTCGCGTACCCCACACCGCCAGAGGCCGAGGTCGAGCGAATGGAACTCGCCGCCGTCACCGCACCGGCTTTGGTCACTTGGAACCGAGCAGCACCGCCGACGAGCAGGTTGAGCAGCATCGACCCTGCGGCAGAAGCCGTGTCGGTGACATCGAGCTTGATGGCCGAGAAGGTCGTTGCGACGTTGTTCCAGACGTTCACCAAGTCGCCCACCGCCCCGCCGGTCAGCGCCTTCGCCGTGATCTTCTTGGTCTCGCTTGCGCCGACATCGACGATCGGCAGGACATCAGCCGCAGAATCAAGGTCGATCTGCGCTAGCGAGCTGAACTGCGTGATCTTCTTCGTCGCCATTACATGCCGCCGCCCAGCAGTCGGGTCGTAGCGACGCCGCCCATCTGCTGGGTCTCAGGCGTGGACATCATCGTGGCAGCACGCCCGCGCCGCCGACGCAGCCGGGTGGACTCAATCTCGCGCTGCTTCGCCACATCGATTTCGGGAGCAGGCGGGGGCGGCTCGATCTTCGGCATCTTGGGCTTGAACAGACCGGACATGACGCACCTCGTGGCAGACTTTGGCGCGAGTCTAGCCGAACACTGAGTAATCTGCTACAGCCACCCCCGGACCAGCCCGCCGCACCGTCCCACGGAACGGCCTGCGACCCTTGGCGAGATACCGCAGAGCGTCGGCGTAGTGACTCGTCCAGTCGTGCAGCGGCCTGTCCTTGAACCGCTGCAGCCGATCGTCGTATTCGCGCCGGTACTGCCGGATGGCATCCATCGCCCGGGTCATGCGAGCCGCTGCGTCCTCGGCAGTCTCGCCGGGGAACGGGTCGGGTGCCTTGTTCCACTCGATCACCGGCAGCATCTGGCGCACCGCCTGGATGCCATCGTCCACCGAGTCGGCCTCGAGCACCCGTGGCTTGAGGCCGTACCCTGCCGCTGTCTCGAGCCGGGACTTGCCAGACCCCCACTCCTTCACCGCCCCATCGTGCGGCCAGATGTGGTCACCGTACACATAGTCCATGCCGAGGAGCTTCTTCGCGTACCAGTCGAGCCCGACGCCGGAGCCTTCGAGCACGTTGATGATGCGGATCTTGTGACCGACGAACTGGTAGAACCAGATGACCGTCGAGTCACCGATGCCGATGTCCCACGCCGTCCCGACCGGCTGGCCGACAATGTGCGGGAACTCGCCAGCCCTGCCGCCCTGTTCAGCCTTGAGGATGGCATCACCGTAGTACGCCCCCGGAATGTCAGCGTCGAAGTCGCAGTAGTACTCCTGCCGGATGATGGCCTCGGCTTCCTTCTCACCGCGCTCGACCCGCAGCTCCTTGCGCTCTCGCTGGATGATGTCGAGCGAGATGGCCTTGGTATCCTCGACCGTCAGCACCTGACCGAACCACTCCGGGTCCTTGCGGGCGTAGTCCACCAGACGGGCAAAGTGATTGCGACCTCGAGGTGTCGAGATGAAGATGGCCCAGCCGCCGTTCTCGGCGAGGATGGGACGCAGGAACGCCCAGGCATTCGGATCGGCGAGAGCGTACTCGGAGAACACCACCCCCATGGGCGGCGAACCGATCAGGCTGTTGTAGTTGTCCGAGCCTACGACCTGCCAAGTCGAACCGTTCTTGAACCGGATGAACATGTCCTGTTCGCGGGTCGATTCTCGAAGCTCGGGCGGGAATGCAGCGTCGATGCGCCGTCTGCCAGTGTGCGGGTCCACCGCATCCCAAATGGCCTTACGGGACTGGTTCGCCTGGGGAAGCATGTGCCAGATGCCGCCCACTCTGGTCATGGCGCTGACCGCTGCCCAGTGCAGACTCAAGTCGTCCTTCCCGGATCTTCGATGCCAAGAAAGCGCGAGACGCTTACAGCCGCCCTCCAGAGCAGCCCACGCTGGGCTTTGGTAGTGGCGAGGAGCCCAGCCGTTAGCCGGTAGGATTATCGACATCCGAGAACCGCTTCACGACCACCGTCAGACCTACCTCGCCCTTGTGCTCGAGGTCGAGCTTGTCGCCGTACCGCTTGGGCTTGAGCTTCGAGGCCACCCACTTCCGAGCGTCGACCATGATGCGCTTGTGGTTCGCGTCGATGGTCTCATCGTCCGCAATCTCGATGATGCGGTCAGCGTGAGCCTCGGCCTGATCCTCGCGTGCGCGTGCGTATTGTGCCGAAAACTCCGGCTTTTCTTTCAACCACTTACCGATGGTTGACCACACCGGCATCCCGTCATCCCCACAGATAGCCCGCAGGGATTCGCCGGATGCCAGCCGCTCACAGATTCGGTCTGCCAGCTCCTGCGTGTAGATTGACGGTCTGCCTCCTGGCATCACTTCGCCATCAGTTTGCGTGCCGCCATCCCCTTACCGGCTTTCTTGGCCGAGCGACGGGCGGTGTCGAGGGCGATGGCAACGGCCTGCTTCTGCGGGCGACCGGCACGGACCTCGGCTGAGATGTTGCGCGAGATGGTCTTCTGGCTGTATCCCTGCTTGAGCGGCATG